AGAAACCCTAACTACATTGGTGGTTGGGATTTACTTGATGGAGACCGTACCGTTACCATTACTAAAGTTACTAAAGAAATGGTGCACGATGGCAAAGGCGGCCAAGCTGAGTGCTGCACCGTTCATTTTGTCGAATGTAAGCCGATGGTGGCTAACGCTACCAATTTGAAACGTATTACAAAATTAATGGGTTCGGCTTTTATTGAAGATTGGAATGGAAAACAAATTGTACTTACAACCGAAAAAGTTAAGGCATTTGGCGAAATACACGATGCTGTTCGTGTATCAACTAAGCCAGCAGTGAAGCCAACATTGCAAGGTGAGCAAATCGAAAAGGCTAAGGCTGCTATCGCTGCGGGTTCGGTTACGATTGAGGCTATTAAGAAAAAATATATCGTAAGTGCTGAGGTGGAGGCTCAATTGAATGGATAAGGTATTTAAAATTCATTGCTCCCAAATTGGTAAGATTATGAGCAACGGCAAAAAAGCGGGTGAACTTTCCCAAACTTGCAAAACATTTTTGATGGAATGGTACGCAAATGACCGCGAAGAAATACACTCAAAGTATATCACCAAAGGCAACCTTGTAGAAATCGACCTTATCGACTTCATGGCTGAGCAACTTGGGCTTGGTATGGCTGAAAAGAACGAACTAACGATGCACAATGAATGGATGGTAGGAACTTGCGATGTAGCTGCAAATCAGTTGATAGTTGATGTTAAGGCTGCATGGAATCGTAAAACACTACAACAACAAGCATTTGATGGGTTAAACTCTGATTATGAATGGCAGGGTCGCGGTTATATGTGTCTATGGGATAAGCCTGAATTTATTGTATTTCATGGGCTAATGAACACACCAGAAGAAGCCAACTATGATGGTGAAGTTATTTATGACGATATGCCTGCAAACGAGCGATGGGTAGCTTTCCGCATTCACCGCGATGTTACAATTGAGCAGGAAATCATAGCACGTGTTATCGAATGCCGAAAATGGCTCGAAGATTATCATGGAAAAATAATTGCAACATTGGGAAAAATTCATTAGATTTGCGGTGTTGTTTCGGTCTCACATAATAGAAACATAACAATATTGCCCTTTGATAAGAGTAAGGAAGTGAGACCCCTTGCGAATTGATAAGGGCTTTTTAATTTTATACTTTATGAAAATATTCCTAATCAAATCTCCAAGTGGCAAAATTTACACATTAAACGCTGATTCAAAGTTTCATGCCATACAAAAAGCAATGATAAAAGACGATTTTAAGTACCAACCTAATCAATATAAATTATGAGAGATTCAGCAATTTTTTACCGAAGTTTCTATGAAGCTATCGACAATTTGCCTTCAAAGTCACAGAAAGAGCAAGTATATTCAGCGATATTTGACTTCATTTTCAAAAATATTGAACCGCAGTTAAAAGGCAATTCACTTTCGGTTTGGATTTTAATTAAGCCGCAACTTATTGCTAATCAGATACGTTATGAAAACGGAAGACGAAGCAAAACACAAGCGAGCAGGAAGCAAAACGTAAGCGAGAGCCAAGCTAATAAGAATGTATTTAATGTAAATGTAAATGAAAATAAGAATGAAAATGAAAATGTGTTAATGAAACAGCTCCCGCCCGCCCGAGATGTTTTTCATTCTTTTGCAAGGTCGCTAAACATTGATTACGAAAAATTTAAAGAATCAATTGATGAAAAATACAACACATGGGTTAAGGATGGTTGGCGTGATGGTAACGGAAAAGAAATCACAGACTGGGAACAATCTTTTAAAAACACAGTGCCACATTTAAAACCTTGGCCCAAAAAGAAAGAAACCACTGATGTAAAAACTAAGATTAATTTTGGAAAAAAATGAAAGAAAAAATAAGTCGTACGCGAAATGATGTTAACAAAGTGCCCCCACAAGCTATTGATATTGAGCAAGCTATTATTGGTGAAATACTAAGCAATGGCAAAGCAATTGAAAATACTTTAGAGATTATTAGCGAGGATAGTTTTTATAAAATGGAGCATCAAGAAGTATTTCGGGCGTGTTCCAATTTGTATAAACAAACAAAGCCAATAAATTTACTATCGGTTAAGAATGAGTTGATTCGGATGCAAAAATTAGAGTATGTTGGTGGACAATATGCTTTAGCTGAGTTGATGCAAAAAGCGAATAGCAACATTGAACACAACTCATTAATACTTGCTGAAAGGTATATTAAAAGGTCATTAATTATGATGTCAATGGGCGTGCAGGAAGAAAGCTACAAAGATGAAACGGATGCTTTCGATTGTTTAGAAGCGGCGCAAAAAAATATTGATAAAATTGAGAAATCAATAGCAATTGGAAAGGTTACAACAGCTTTGGATTTATTTTTTGAAAGCGAAAAGCGTAACACAGAAATTTTAAAAAGAAATGGAGTTAGCGGTGTGCCAAGCGGATTTAATGCTATTGATAAAATTACTGGTGGTTGGCAGGAATCAGATTTAATCATTTTAGCGGCTCGACCAGGCATGGGCAAAACATCATTAATGCTAAATTTTATGAGAAACGCTGCGGTTGACTTTGATTCGCCTGTTGCATGTTTTAGCTTAGAGATGTCATCAATGCAATTGATACATAGAATGCAATCAAGCGAAACAGGAATACCATTGGAGCGATACATGAGAATAGGGTTGGATAAAGATGAGGTTGAATATAATCATGTTAAGTGCCAAAAGTTAGCAAGTTCACCGATTTACATTGATGATACAGCGGGATTAAGCATATTTGAGTTAAAGGTTAAGCTGAGAAAACTATGCAGGGATAAAGGTGTTAAGATGGCTTTTATTGACTACATTCAGCTAATGACAGTTGGTAAAGGCGCAGATGTAAACGGGCGCGAACAAGAAATTAGCTATATTAGCAGAAATTTAAAGGCAATTGCTAAAGACTTAAATATTCCAATTATAGCACTTTCGCAACTTAGTAGAAAGGTGGAAGAAAGGGCCGACCGTATTCCTCAACTTTCAGATTTAAGAGAAAGCGGATCACTTGAACAAGATGCTGATATAGTGATGTTTATTTATCGACCCGAATATTACGAAATTATGCAAGATGCCGACAACAACAGTACAGCCGGAAAGGCAAGCATAATGATTGAAAAGCATAGAAACGGAGCAATCGATAAAGTTATTGTGGGATTTAAAAAAGAACTTGTTTTATTTCATAACGATATTGAAGATAATCCTTTTGCAGAAGAAAAACCAGTAATCACAAACAAAATACAACCGAATGAGCACTTTTAAAATCCTCACCATCCCCGAATTTGAACAACATTACCATGAATGGAAGCGAACACAAATGCAACCGCGCTTTCATGACACGCTACCGATTGAGCGGTTTAACCTAACGAAAAAGAAAGTAGTTAAGAAACGCAAAACGGAACTTACAACAAATCACTTGGATTTACCAGTAAACAACATCATTGAGCATAAAGTCACCAAAGACGCATTCAACACCAACAAGTTTACCGATTTGATTATTGCCTACCTAAAATCAGTACATGGGTGCAATAGTGCAAGGCGAATCAGCAGCGAGGGCCGTTATCGTCCTGGTGTTGGATTTCTGAAAGGAACACATACAGGAATGGAGGATATTCAGGCGTTGATCAAAGGTAAACTGTTTGCTATCGAAGTAAAATCACCAACCGACCGAATGAGCGATGAACAGAAAAAACGCAAAGCAGCTGTTGAATCTGATGGAGGGCATTACATTATTGCGACATCGTTTGAGCAGGTCCAAACTGATTTATTTGCAATTCTAAAATAATTCGTATCTTTGGGGCGTGAAAAGTAAACAAACGTATATCATACACACCGTTTTAAATGGCAAGTATATCGACAGCAAAACATTTGATAATGTTAACGATATGCGAAAGTATGTTGATTTATTAAATGTTCCTATGATGCCATTTAAGGCAGAAAAGAATGTAAAATATTATGAAAATAAATGTTTAACAACCGTTATTGATTAATGAAAAGTAAACAACCTGTAAATATCAAGTCAACTGAGCTAATTAGCGATGATAAGAACTTCAATAAAGGCAGCGATATTGGCGCAGAAATGATACGCAAATCGTTTGAAAAGTTTGGAGCGGGTAGAAGTATTCTCTTAGATAAAAACAACCGTATAATCGCAGGAAATAAGTCAGTTGAATATTCGGGCATCGAAGATGTATTGGTTATTGAATCAGATGGCAGTCAACTAATAGCTGTAAAACGTACCGATATTGACCTTGATAGTGAACAAGGGCGCGAAATGGCACTTGCTGATAATGCCTCGGCAAAGGCTAATATTGTATTTGATGCTGAATTAGTAGAGGCTGAATTGGGTGTTGCTGTTTGCGAGGAGTGGGGGATTAATGCCAGTCAACAAGACATTGAAGAAGTTGATGGATTTAATGAGCAGGTAAAATTCACTATTGATTGTGATAATATTGAACAACTTGAAAAGTTACAATCCAAATTGAATGTGTCTGGTAAAAAAATATCTTATGAAGATTTCCTAATCAAGGCTGCATTATGAGGATTGCGTTGTTAGATGTAAAAAATAATAATAAAGTTGGGCAAATTCATACAGCTGTCAATATGAGGAATTTCGCGCTTTTGGCTAAAGAATTAAATGCTGAATTTATCTATTCCATAAATCAATTCAACAATAATAGAGAATATGATGTGTTTATATTCGGATTTGGGAGTCCATTTACAGAAATAAACCTAACAAAGGAATTCTGCTTAAAATCAAAAAATGCATCATATTACTTTTTAAGTGGAGAATATGAACAGCAAACGAGTCAACCTCTGTATTACTTAAACGTAAAATACAATGTAATAAAAAATTACGAAACATTAGGCAAATTAGCAGGGAAAAAGGATAGAATAAATAAAGTATTTGATATAAATATTAACTTACTTGTTGCCAAACAACCTAACCAACTAATCGCAAAAAAATACGATTGCATTTATTATGGGAGGTGGAGAGATGATAGAGCCGATTATTTCAAAAAATATATACAAGGTGGTTTGTATTTGAGTACATCGACCAAGAATATGAAGAAATTTAAACATGCTGGTTGTAATCCGAAATATTTAGATACAATTAGTTGGTCAGATAGAAAGGAAACGTTAAATCTATTTAGATACTCGTTGTACATTGAGGATAAGTACACTCACAACGTATTTAATAACCTTGCTAATAGATGGTATGAAGCTGGATTTTGTAATGTTGTAGTATTTTTTGATATAAATTGTTGGAATACTATACGTAAATCTGAATTAGCATACTTTGAGGAACAAATCAAGGATTACATTGTGACTGATTACAAGTCGTTACAAGAGAAAATAGACTATTGTAATCAAGATTTTGAGAAGCATTTAGCTATTCAAAAGGGATGGAGAATGCAGGAATTACAATTAAGGAGTGATATGATTAATGAATTAAAATCAATTATATCGCAATGATAATCCCATATAAACATCAAAAGTTTATTGAATTAGTTGCAGGAGGAAGCGAGCAGGATAAAGCCTATTTAAAGGCTATTGCAAAGCCTGGAACATCATCGGCTTCGGCAAGACAAAAGGGATCAACACTTGCAAAGAAATACGCGGCACAGATACAGATTGAACGAGAGAGAGTAGGCAAGATAATTGAAGAAGCAAAAGATAAGTTAGCGAGTGATATTGCGGTTATGAATATTATGAGCAAAACGGAGCGCATGGAGTATTTATCGAAGATGGCACGCGGTGAGGTTAAGGTAAAGAAACCGTTTGTGATTGCGGGTAAGATTATGGAATATCCAGCCGACCCTGACCACTCCGACCGCAGAGCAGCCATAGCCGAACTCAACAAAATGGTTGGTGATTATGCGCCAGCGAAGAAGGAAATTAAACTAACGGGCGAACAGCCATTATTCCCAGATACAAAATGAAAACATTAACCGCATTATTATTAGCACTAACATTGTTTAGTTGCAGCAAAGAAAAAGAGTTACAAAAAAATGCAAGTTCACGCGAAATAACCAAAGTAACAGTTAACACTTTTGGCTGGATGAAAAATTATAGGCTAAAGTACAAACGTGCAAGCGGATATGTAGATACGGTTATTAATCAAGCTAACTATAATGTGCAATACAATTGCTTTACCAACGAATTGAATTTATTGGTATCATTAAGCACCATTGAACGATACGACAAAGATACATTGAAGCTAAAAGTAACAGTAAACAACACTATAACACAGCAGGCAATTATAAATAAATGCGATGCTGAATGCACCTTGCAGCCTAACCAAGCACTTTAAATATGTTTCAAAGGACCACAGCAATAAACAAGCTGCTGGCAATGAAAGCCCGTAAGCGGGTAGTACAAGGGGGTACCTCAGCGGGTAAAACATACGGCATTATTCCAGTTGCCGCAATTGATTATGCAACAAAGCACCCAAGACATTTAATAACCGTTGTAGCCGAGTCAATTCCTGCGGTAAGAAATGGAGCTGTTAAGATATTCCAAGACACGATGTTCGATACAAACCGATGGATTGATGATCACTGGCGAAGCAATCCAATGGAATATAAATTTGCGAACGGCGCAACCGTTCAATTTACAGCTTTTGATTCGGTTGGCAAGGCAAAAGCAGCAGGGAAAAGAGATGTATTGTTTTTAAACGAGGCCAATCATATTGACTATGACATAGCCGATGCACTAATAACCAGGAGCAATATAATATGGATTGACTACAACCCAGACCGCCAATTTTGGGTACATGATGAGATATTGCCAGAGTCAGACGCTGAATTTCTTTTATTGACTTACAAAGATAATGAAGCTATTCCACCCGAAATATTATCGGAGTTGAATATTAAATTAGGCAAAGCATATCACAACCCATTTGGAGATAGGTCCGACCCTAAAAACATAAAAAATGAATATTGGCATAACTGGTGCCGCGTTTATATTGATGGAGAGGTAGGCACATTACAAGGTGCGATTTTTCAGAATTGGACTACTGGTCCATTTGACGAAAGTTTACCACACGTTTACGGTTTGGATTTTGGATTTAGTAATGACCCAGACTCGTTGATTAAAATAGCTGTGGATAAAAAGCGCAAAATTATTTATTTACAAGAGTGCATGTATAAGACTGGCAACAGCACTGAGCAATTATCTGAGGCGTTGCGGTCAAGGGTTAATCCTATCAATAGTATTATTATTGCCGACAGTGCCGACCCTCGAACAATTAATGATTTGAGGCAGCGCAATTTCAATATCATTCCTGCACAAAAAGGAAAGGATAGTGTAAGAAATGGCATCAAGCGCATGCAGGATTATCAAATTATAGTAACTGCAGATAGTTTAAACACCATTAAAGAGTTGCGGAATTACATTTGGCATGACAAAAAAAGTGAAACGCCAATTGATGCCTATAACCACCAAATAGACCCTGCAAGGTATGGTTTTGACTACCTTGTTCCAGTTTCCACCCTCGCAATCGGAGGCGCGTAATTTGCGATAATCAATAAATATTTTTAATAATTTGCGATTTATGCAAATAATTATTTATACATTTGCGATAAATATTTATTGAATAAATGAATTTTATCCAAAAGGCAGTCGGTAAATTAGCACTAAAGGCACTTAGTTACGCCAATACAACTACATTAACCGAGCATGACCGCGAAGTAATCTGGAAAGAGTTTGGCGGATTCACTCCATTGAATTGGGGTAATAAAGCCGACACGCTAATAAAAGAGGGTTATTCTGAAAATGTAGATATTTATTCAATAATTAAAAGGATAACAGACATAAGTAAGTCAATTCCCTGGATAATTGAAAAAAAGCAAGGCAATGGAACGTGGAAAAAACTAAATGATACATCGCTACATGAACTAATTGAGGAACCAAATAACGCAAAGAATTATACTTGGAACGATATTGAAGAACAATGTTTACTTTATTTGTTAATCACTGGCAATGTTTATATGGTTGGTAATACTCAATTTAATTCTACTTTAATTCAAGAGTTAGATATTTTGCCGAGTTCAGCTATTAATATTTACAATCGAAACTTAAACTTTTTTAGCCCACAATTAGAATATCAATTTAATTTTGGTGGTACATCAAGGGTTTATACTCAAAAAGAATTAAAGCATATTAAGTTTTACAATCCGAATTTACAAACCTATGATTATGGATTAAGCCCGGTACAAGTCGCAGCATACGTTGTAAAGGTAGGAAATGAACGATGGGTTGCGGATGCAAGTATATTAAGTAATAAAGGTGTGGCTGGTTTGATTTCGGATAGTTCACAAGTGCCAATGACCAAGGATGAAGTAGATATTGTAGATGATGCAATGAGAAAAAGAATGGGTGGTGCAAATAAATTTGGGCGTATAATTACAACAAATAAAGACCTAAAATATATTCAGTTAGGTATGTCACCAAGCGATATGCAACTACTTGAAAAGGGAGTTGTAACAACACGAACATTGTGCAATGTGTTTGGACTTGATGCAAAAATGTTTAATGATCATGCTGCAAGTACTTACAACAATTCATTAGAGGCACAGAAGAACATGTACACTAATTGCATCATTCCCTTGTCAGATAAAATGGCTGAGGCTTACACACAATATTTATGTACTAATCATTTTCCTGGTCAGCAGGTGAGAATGAGGCAGGACTTTAGCGGTGTTGAATGCTTACAGGAAAATAAAAAGGATTTGGCCGATATGAAAATGAAAGGAATTCTAACGGCCAATGAAGTAAGGTTGGCAATGGGTAAACCAGAATTGCAAGATGAAAATGCCGACAAATTAATTATTTCAACAACATTACAAAGCACCATAGGCAATGAGCAAAAAGCAAACGAAAACCAAAGCGGAAATGGAGTTAATTAAGAAAACAAAACTTGAAGCTAAAATAGTTAGAAAATGAAACTACCAAAATTCAATTCAAAGGAAGATAAATGGGCGTTCTTGCAAAAGAATAAAGACATTATCATAGCCGAAAAAAAGGCAGCCACAAAGTACGCTGATTGCATCGCCTATTCGTTACCAACGGAGTACAAAAAAGACGGTGTAAGTAAAGCATTAATTGATGATGTTGATACTCCTGAAGATATTGAAGTAATCACAGCAAAAGTAGTTATCAATACAACAAACATCGTTGATAGTCATGATGATTGTCATATACCTGGCATTTGGAAAAAGTCATTAAATGAAACTAAATCATTCTACTTGTTGCAAGAACATAGAATGACATTTGATAAAGTAATAAGCGATACTATCAATGCTTTAACAAAAAAGTTTACGTGGGATAAATTAGGCTTTACTGATTTGCAAGGCGAAACAGAGGCTTTAATATTTGAGGCCGAAATAAGCAAGGATCGCAACGAGTATATGTTCAATCAATACATTAACGGATGGGTTAAAGAACATTCAGTTGGTATGAGATACATTAATTTATTCTTATGCATCAACTCCCCATCAAAGCAATTTATGGAAGAAAAGGCTAACTGGGATAAATATTATCCAATGGTTGCCAATAAAGATTACTTAAAAGAAGATGAATATTTTTGGGCGGTAACGGAAGCTAAAATAATTGAGGGAAGTGCTGTTTTAAAAGGCAGTAACTATGCAACTCCTACAATTAGCGTTACTATTCCAAAACAAGATATTGAGCCGCTCGAAAGCACTCAAAAAGAAGCAGCCGCGTTGGCACTGCAAAAAAGTAAAAAACAATTATTTATTAATCTAATTAATCAAAAACAAAAATGAAAGAGTTGAATTACAAACCGTGCAACGCGAACACGATGAAGATAAAACACGCGAAAAGAAAGCAAACATTAGGCCGCGCGCTGTTGTTTGTAGTATTATTGTTTGTTGGCGTAGGCTTAAATGAATTACGTGGCAAAGAAATCAATAAAGGTGCCGCAATCGGTACTGGTATCAGTTTAGCAACATTGCCTATCTTTATGGTAGCGGGTAAATTCAAAGCATTAGAGGGTGAAGAATTAAAAACATTCTTAGCCGAAGCAGAGCCAGAAGATTTGGCCGCTTATTACAATGCTAAAAATGAAGCCGCAAACGAATCTTTAAAGTCATTAGTTGATGGTAAAGCATCAAAAGAGGATATTGACAAAGCCATTGAAGAAATTAAGGCTGACCAAAAAGAGCAACTAAAAGCCCTTAATTCAGCATTAAAGCAATACGGTTTAGCAATTGAAAAACTAAACAAGGATAATCAAGCTAATTCATTGACTACTCAAGCAACCGATATTAGAAAAGCATTGGAAGAAAACAAAGCTAATTTAGCCAAATTGAAAGATGTTGATAAGGCATCTGCTCATGGTGCAGGATTTAGCTTCAAAGCAGTTGGTAATATGTTAGAATCAACTAATATTAGCGGTGGCAATGTTCCAGTTGAGCAAAGAATACCGGGCTTAAATGTTATTGCAACCCGTAGAATCCGTTTGATTGATTTATTTGCTAAAGGTCAAGCCACAAGCAACATCATATCATGGGTTTATCAAGCAAACAAAGATGGTGCTGCCGGTGGAACAGATGAGGGAGCAACTAAGAATCAAATTGATTTTGATTTAGTGGTGGCATCTCAAGCAGTTGTTAAGCGTACAGCGTTTATCAAAGTATCAACTGAAATGTTAGATGACATTGATTTTATTGAAAGTGAAATCAGAAATGAGTTAATGAGAGAGTTAATGTTAGATGTTGAAAATACTGCTTACAGTGGAAATGGCACAGCACCAGCGTTAAACGGAATTAGAACAGTTGCAACTGCTTTTGCTGCCGGCACATTTGCAGGGACAGTTGACAATGCCAACGAGGCCGATGTTCTTGTTGTGGCAATGAATCAAATTGCAATTGCAAATCAAGAAGCGCCAAATGCAATATTAATGCACCCAAGCGACATCACTAAATTGAAGTTAATGAAAGTAAGCTCAACCGACAAGCGTTATATTGACCGTTTAATGTACATCGGAACTGAGTTAACACTTGATGGTGTGCCTATGATTGGCACTACATTGGTAACTGCAGGAACTTACTTAGTAGGCAACTTCAATTTATCAGTGTTGTATCAAAAGCAGGGCGTTATGATTAACATCGGTTTAGATGGTAACGACTGGACTAAAAATATGCGTACAATCATTGCTGAGTGGAGAGGTGCTTTAGTAACTAAAAACAACAACCGTACAGCGTTTGTTAAAGGTACTTTTGCAACCGACATCGCAGCATTAGAAACCGCTTAATCACATGGCTAAAAAAGAATCTAAAGAAGCAGTAGTGGAGGAAAACACCTCTGCTGCTGCTCCTTCTGAAAGCAAATCAGAAGCAGTTAAGGTAACGCAATCTACTAAGGAAGTTGAGGTTGAAGTTATCAAGGATTTTAAAGGCTTAAAGGCGGGTAACAAAGTAACTGTTTCTGCAAACGTAGCCGAGTTATTAACCAATAAAGGACTTGTAAAATAAAATGAAAAAACTATTAATTATTTGCCTATCGCTGTTGACATTCGCAGCGATGGCACAAACACCATCAAGCGCCAGCAAGTACGTTGAAATGACTAACAGCGGATCAACGCTAACAGATGCTGGCATTGTTTACGTTACTATTGCCCCGAGTATATTTTATGATGTGGTTTCTTTTCAGGCTATTGTAAGAGAGGTTGAGGGAACGCCCGATGGAATTGCTAAACTTCAAAGTTCAATTGATGGCGTAAATTACATTGATGTAAATGCTGCCGATACTCTAAGCATTGCAAACCAGTCAAGTAATACAAAGGTATTTACTGTGACCAATAATACAAGTTCATACTATCGTATTGCTTTTATTGGCAGAAACACACAAGAATCAACTGTTTTTGGTTATTTTTGGGGTAGCGGTGTAAGGTCGGCAAAGACCAACAAGCAATTGCTATCAAGTTACTCATTGACCTCAGATACTGCAACAAATACAGGTACAACTTACTTGCAAATTACGCTTAATAACTACTATGAAAAGGTTTCTTTCCAACCAGTAGTAACCAAATTAAGCGGAACAGCTGGAGGTACAGTAACATTGCAGGGAAGTATTGATGGAACTAATTATGTAACTGTTAGCACTGATTATGCTAGTGCTGCCACAATGTCTGTAAGCAATACTACAACAAACACAGCACTTTTAGTTGTAACTTCAAGCCCATATCGTTATTATAGGCTAAGTTATACGGGTACTGGCACAATGAGTTGTACATTAAAAGGTTACGTTTCAGCATCAAACTAAAAAAAACATGGGTATTCTAATAACATCAGCCGACTTTACGGGCGAAAACGTTGTAGCAACTGACGTTTATACAGAGGAAAGATTAAACTCTTTCATTGCTACGTATGAAGCCAAATTGCTATATGAGTTATTAGGCATTGAATTGTGTGATTTATTTGTTGCCGATTTAGTTAACAAAGTACCGCAAACAGCCAAATATTTGACTATTTACAACGCTTTTGTTAAAGAAGTCAACGATAAAATGTACACCAGTGATGGTATGAAAGTTATGTTGGTTAAATGGGTTTATTTCCATTTTGTTAGAACGCAGCCGCAAACCAATACTATACAAGGGAACACAGAATCCGATGGCACAATAAATAAGCCAAGCGCAATGAGTTATACTACATTGGTGCTTGATTACAATAAAATGATTGAAACATTCAAAGCAATTCAAGCCTATATTGAGTCGGTTAAAGATGCTGATTACCCAACATTTAAAGGTATATGTAAAGAATATATGTCATGGGCTTAACTACTACAAAAGACCACATAAAAAACGTTGTTGATGCAATTAATAAAACAGTTGTAATTGATTCAGTTGTTGCCGATGGTATCAATTGGAAGCTACTAACAACTAACACTAAGTGGGCTACTTATGGGAAGTATTTGAGCAATAAGAAAATAGTTGAGGTGGTATTCAATGTTTCAATTACTATTGAATCGGACACTGAGCCGACTACTGGCATTTATACATTATACACACCGTTCTTTTATTTTGGCACATTTTTAGAAACTAATTCGGAGTTGATTAAGGAGCCGAAAAGCAACGATAAATTAGCAATGATTTATTTACACATGAACGCTCCAGAAAAATTCGCTGATGAAGAAGCCACAGTTGATTTTGAAAGCGATTGCGCTATTTACTTTTTGGTTGATGCCGACCCTAAAAATTGGTTGCGCTCAAACCATTTAGAGCAAGCGATTAAACCTATGAAGTCATTGTGCGCTGAGTTTATCCGTTCTTTATTTGCATATCGCAGAACGAATGCAAGCAACAAAATAACATATATTGAAAATGACTATGCTAATTTTGGCCGAGTGCAATGGGATGGTGTAAGAAAGCAAATATTTGCCGATAACACTTCGGGTACTGAGTTATTAATTAACATACCATGGAATAAATGTTTTTCATGTTGCGAAAATTAAATTATTTATTAACACTAAAAACAAAAAAATATGTCTTTATGTTCATGCGCGGTGTCGCTTAGTAACACTGGTTCACCAACATGCAGCCCGATTATGGGCGTTGCTGTTAATTTCTTTTTAGTGCCGTTAATTGCTGACGATGGCACTTATAACTATATTGACCCTACGGCTACATTTAACGATGCTTATTTCACTGCTAAAATAAACAATGCAGACGATAGTAAACGTTGGTACCCTACGGGCCAATTAAAAAATGTAGCGGGAGACCGTGCCGATCCAATCTTAGAAACTTTTGAGGACGGTTCAAGCGTGTTTATCCGTGATGGTATTCGTAACTTTACGGCTATGATTATCAAAGGTTCGTTTGAGTTGGCAAAACAATTCAACTCAAACCGTTGTTCGACATTTGGAATGTATATCATTGATGTTGATGGAAATATTTTAGGAACTACCAAAGCTGGTAGCGACTATTTATATCCAATCGCTGTGGACGCTGCTACTTTCTATGCAAAGCCAGTATTTACAACTGACACCACCATTCAAAAAATCATGTTGAATGGTCAATGGGATGTGTTGCAAAAAGATGATGATTTGCGTATGATTTCAGCAACTTCAATAACAGCAAGTTCAATCGCTTCATTGAAAGGTTTGAGAAATGTTTATTGTACAATCACATCAACTGGTCAAACTGCAATGGTGTTGAAAGTGTTCTCTAAATTTGGGAACATTGTAACTAACAATCCAGAGGAAGGACTTGTTGCAGCCGATTTCGCTTCGAGCGATAGCGGTACAACTGCTAAGATTTACAACTCAACCGATGATGCCGATGTAACTGTAACCGTTGCCGAAAGTACAACAGTGCCTGGAACATACACATTAACTTATTCATCTCAAACGGTGAGCGATGTGTTGCAACCGTATGTTAAGAAAAATGGGCTTGATGGAGTTACCATGATTGGCACTACTGGAACGGTAGTTTAAAATTAGTTTTGGTTTAAATGAAAATACCTTGCAGAAATGTAAGGTATTTTTTTTATATTTGCACGAACTAAACTAACTGAACAATGAAAACATTAGAATTAATAAACACCGCTAATTTAAGCGAAACATTTATACCTAAAATTAAAGCAACCGAGCCTAGAAACTATATTAGAACAATAGGCAGGTCTTTACCAAACGGAGCAATAAAATACTACGACCTTATTTTTAAATGTGAAACAGAAAATAAATTAACGTATGAAATTGTTGAATCATGCTCCTAACCCAATACCGCAATAAAATCGACAATTTACATTAACTGGTCAAGAATTAACGATAAAATAAATGTGGTCACTCGAAGCATTAGCCAAAAACGTATTAAAACTAAACGAACAAACAGCGTTTAAAAAAGTTATTCGTTCTAAAGAAATACAAATTGAGGCAATTAGATTGAACCGAGATGAACAATTATACCAAAGAGGTGTTGACAATCAAGGCAACAAAATGCGCTCAGATTATGCGAGGTTTGGGCGTTTTTATGCTAATTCGACAATTGCAATTAAGAACGAGAAAAACCAACCAACTGACAGAGTAACATTGAGAGATACTGGGGCGTTGTATGCGAGTTTCAAAACTAAAATTGTAGGTGATGAGTTGATGTTAGATGTAAACTCAATTAAAGATGGCCGCGATTTAGTTGATAGGTTTGGAGATTTTGCGGGATTGGACCCGCTAAGCAAAAGTAAATTATTAATCGTAGCTAAACCTATAGTGTTGAATTATGTTCGTAGCACAGTATTATAACAACATCGACACAATGCCAATATACAACTATTTACAAGTTGTTGATCATGGCAATATGTCGGCACTTATTCGCAAACAAGGATTATTTAAACCCGATTTTACTAAAGCGTTTGAAAACATACAACGCCAAATAGTTGCGCGGTTTGGCATTGCGGAAAGTTACAAGGAAGTGTTGGAGTTAAGGCGCGAAATAGCACTGTTGCAAATTGAATTACATGTTACTGGTGATAGGTCGTGCAATACTGAAATAAGAATAGCCGACGCTGAATTAAAAGCATTAATTGAACGTAAAACATCAACAAGTGATGAAATTAAAGATTATTTGGAAAAATATAAAGGATTTCATTTATCTTTGCATCAAATAACCGTTGCTGAATGGTTTGGGTATGTAAAGAATTATTCTAAGCAGCAACAAGTAAATATGGGG